ATTCCTGGGTGGCAAGTCACTTCAAGCCGATTGCGGCAAAACTCAAAGCAGCATTAGGAGAATAGCTATCCGAGTCGAACGAATTACACGTGTCATGTTTAACGAGAATGGATCGCTCAATTCGATCTACGTAACGTCGATCGAATACCATGACGCTCCTACTTCCGATGACGATCAGGACTTTCCTGGAGAGTCTCAAGACCCGGATGACAACGGTCCAGGTGGTAACTGTCCTGCACCAACGGACCCGAAACAGTTTCCGCCGGGCACGAATCGACTGACGGAATACCACAAGGATCAAGAAGCCTTCCGCAACAACTAACACAGGGGAAAGCCTATCACAGCAGATGAAGCGGCGGATGATCTTTTTGAACTGTTCGATCCGTCACAAGTAAAGAGGCCTAGGCGAATCTGCATCTACGGCGGCCCAGGTGTCGGTAAGTCTAGCTGGATGCGGTCTGCTCCAGGATTGATCGAGACACCGACGGAGGACGCAAATTGCAGAGTCCCGAGCATGGCTTTCCCGATTGCTAAGACGTTCGCGGAACTGTGCCAGAACCTCAAGAAGGTTCGCACGGCGAAGCACAATTGCAAGTATCTCGGGATCGACTCTCTAACGATTGTTGAGAAGTTAATTCGCACCGAGGTCTGTGAAAACGATAACGTCAAGTCAATCGAGTTGGTCCAAAAGGGATTCGGTAAAGGCTTCACGGTAGCGGCGGAAGTGTATGCCGGGTTCCTTGCAGGTCTTGAGAGAATCAGGCAAGAGCGTGAGATGGGCATTATCTTGATTGCTCACGCAAGAGTTGAAAAGCAGGACGATCCTGGAGTTGACAGTTACGGCAAGTACGTGCCGTCGATGCACGACAAAATCAACAAGGCCACGATTGAATGGTGTGACGAAGTCTTTTTCGCCAGAAACGTGATCTACACGACGACGGAGAAGGAAGGCTTCGGAAAGTCAACCAAGGCCAGCAGTGCGGGCGAGCGGTGCCTATTTACAACGGACATGCCAAGCCACGCGGGGAAGAATCGTCTAAGCCTTCCGGAACGTTTGCCGATGCCGATTGAGAACGGTTTTGCAGAGTACTCCAAGTATTTTTCACAGTAGAAAGAATGGTGCCGATTGGCAGCGATTGGAAGTTACGACAAGGATGCATCGCCGAATATGCTACTCCCGAAGGGGGAGTACGTCGCACACGTAACAGCGAGTGACTACAAGCAGACGGCGAAGGGGGACGGGCATTACATCCTGTTAGTGTGGTCGATTCTCGATGGGCCATTCAAGGGACGCAACCACACCGAAAGATTGAATGTCGACAACCCCAACAAGACAGCAAGGGATATTGGAAATGCTGAATTTGCTGCGGTTCGAATCGCGTTGTTCGGCGACAAGAGCAAGGTTGTATCCGATACGTCAGAGCTGCACTTGATTCCCTGCAAGCTACAGATTGACGTGAAGGACGAATCGAATGTTGTCAAGAAGTACATCGGAATGGGCGTGAACAGTCATTCGGGTTCTTCTCCTTCCAGCGGTTCTTCTCCTCCCTGGTCAACTTCGAAAACAGAGGATCGATTCTAAAAGATGGCCGCTGCCCTATCTCTTCGCTGGTATCAACGATCTGCGGTCGATGCTGTTTGGGAATACCTGCGTAACGAGTCCGGAAACCCCTGCGTTGAAATCCCAACGGGTGGCGGCAAGTCGGCAGTAATCGCAACGATCGCAAGCGAAGCGGTTAAGCAGTGGGGAGGTCGAGTCATTGTTCTGGCACACGTCAAGGAGTTGCTCGAACAAAACGCCGCGGCACTCTTGAGGGTGTGCCCTGACTTAGATGTTGGGGTGTACTCAGCGGGGCTAGGAATGAGGAATACCAGCAACGCGGTTATCGTTGCTGGTATTCAATCAGTCGTCAACAAGCATGACATCTTCGGACGTCGTGACTTGATCTTGATCGACGAAGCCCACTTGATCCAGCCATCCGGGGAAGGGAGCTACTCAAGGTTTATCGCTGGAGTACAGGAACGGTACCCACACTGCCGAGCGATCGGGCTGACTGCAACACCTTACAGGATGTCGTCGGGAGAGATCTGCGGCAAGGACAACATCCTCAATACGATCTGCTATCGCGTTGGCGTGCGGGCCTTGATTGCTCAAGGTTTCTTGTCAAACCTGATTTCAAAGAGAGGCCTACAGCTTGACTTCTCTGAGCTGCACATGCAGGCAGGAGAGTTCAAGTCAAACGAGGCTGAAGAACTCATGCTTTCGGTGGTTGATAACGCTGTCGGTGAGGTGCTGAAGCACACGAAGGACCGTAAAAGCTGCTTGCTATTCTGTCAGTCTAGAGAGCATGCCAAAGCGGTCCAAGACAGGTTGATCCAACAGGGGGCCGAGTGTGGATACATTGACGGTGAAAGCGTCGACCGTGCTGAGACCCTGTCAGACTTCAAGTCGGGAAAGCTTAAGTACCTTGCGAACATCAATGTTCTGACAACCGGGTTTGATAGCCCTGGAGTTGACTGCGTGGCTCTGCTGAGGCCTACCGCTTCTCCCGGTCTGTATTATCAAATGGTTGGCAGGGGCTTCCGTATCGCTGAAGGAAAAGCAAACTGCTTAGTCCTTGACTTCTGCGGTAATGTTCTGCGTCATGGTCCGATCGATGCTATCGAGGTCAAAGCGAAGCACGGCGGAAAGAACGAGTCTGTCGAACGTGTTAAGACTTGTCCCATCTGCCAAAGCTTGATCAGTCCGTCTTACTCGGTTTGCCCTGATTGCGGTCATGTGTTCCAAGCTCGGGAGCCAGCTAAACACGAAGGTCAAGCCGGTAGTGAATCGATCCTGTCCGAGCCAGAGACCTTTAAGGTCAAGAACATTTCCTACAGCCGGCACGTTAAGAAGGGGGCCGACGAAGATGCTCCTGCAACGTTCCGTGTCGATTACTGGGTCGGTATCAATCAGGCTATCACCGAGTATGTTTGTTTCGAGCATGCAGGACGGGCAAGGTTAAACGCCGAAAGGTGGTGGATGCTTCGCAGTACTGAGAAAGTCCCGAGCACTGCATCCGAGGCGATGGTTTACGCAAGGCAGAACTTGATTGCCGAGACGGTGGAAATCACGGCATTTCAAGAGGGGCGATGGTGGAGAGTGAAGAACGCGGTTATCGGGAGTGTTCCCGAGAGCGTTGAATCACTTTTAGAATTTGACCCAGATGAGGTACCGTTTTGATGAGTATTGAGACACCTACGAAATTGTCAACACTTGACGTCCGTCTGATGGCATATCCGCTGAAAACGGGGTCACAAGAATTCAACGGAGTTTTTGTTTCGGTTGGAGGTGGTGCGATGTCGTCCTGCTGTCGAATCCCAATCGATAACGCGAGGCAGTGGCACAAAGAGTTGGCTGAAACGCTTCAAGAGATCGACGAAGCTATCGAGCCAGACGAGCCTTCCGAGCCGGAAGAAGTCGAAGAAGAAACGGAAGAGGAAGTCGACTGGGTTACTGTCTCGCTTATTGGTGTCGGTATCGCAACCATCTTGTTTGTTGGCTACATGTGGGCATCTCTACTATGCGGCAATCTTTAATTGATGCTGTGCTTCGCACGAACGAAGATCGAATTACGCTGTTCGTCTCCTGCGGAGAGATCGAAGTGTTCGGCAGTGATATCGCGGTTGTCGAGTCGGTCTATCAAAAGGGCATGCCCTGGTCATCGAATCAGCTGCACCATATCGAACGTCTTTTGAATAACGCAGGGTTCTTGATAACTGTTGTTGAACACCGAAACTAACACAGAAGGAAATCGATTGAAGTACGCATTGGTAAGCAAATTGTCAAGTTGCACAGCGTTCGCCGAAAGCGGCATCGGATCGTCGGAACACTGCGCAATGGTGTTTAACTCGCGGTCGGATGCTGTCAACTACGCGGACGCATTGATCAGAAAGAATGCATTAAAGCCCGGAGAGTATGACGGAGGACATAGTCCGTTGCGAGAGGTTCAGAGGTGGCTTGGATTGTCGGACCTGCTCCACATCTTCCGAATCGTGGAGGACGCAAACAATGATGGCGACACGAGCAGCTGAAGACGGGACGATCCATATCGCTGGAAGCCTAATGAGTCCAGAGGTTTCAACTCTCTGCGGGCTTCCCTCTATCGATGACGAAACAAGGCCCTACGAGTCGTTCACGACAAGCGAGGTTGATTGCCCTGCCTGCCTTGACTGCGTCGAGATCGCGAAACGGTTCATCCTGGACGCGAGAAGCGAAAAGAGATCCGAGAAGAGGAATGTAAAGTTGTGTCTGGACACTTTGAAAGGAGGTGCGAAAGCACATGAGTAATGAAGATGTTATTGGCTGTGTCAGCATATTTGTTTTAGCTTTTTTGGCACTCGTCCTAGGAATCCTTGCCGGATACAGCGTCGGAAAGGATTCAATCAACCAAGAACTTCTTAAACGTGGTCTGAAGCACTACGAAGCCAAGACGGGAGCACTTGTCTGGACTGAGGAGAAACCATCTGGGGAATGACTTTTTAACGTGGGCACTATATTACGCCGGGCTTGGTTACAAAGTCTTCCCCTGCGTACCGAACGACAAGAGGCCGTTGACGCCTAATGGGCTTCTCGACGCAACGACGGACGAACTTCAGATAGAACTGTGGGCAGCTGATAACCCGGATGCAAACCTAGCCATCTGCACGGACGGACTGCTGGTTGTCGATCGGGACACGGACAAGGAATCCGGACAGCCTAACCCTTGGCTGGCCGATGATCCACGGTTGACCGAATTGTTTGCGGGTGCAGTTGCTCAGACTCCGCGCGGCGGTGACCATGCGTGGTTTCGTCAGCCTGCCGGAAAAAACTATCGCAACACGGTCAACAAGCTGGCTCCACAGGTCGACACGCGGGGCAACGGTGGTTATGTCCTGGTCTACCCGTCAATCGTCAACGGGAAGCAATACACGTGGCTCCAGACGTATGAGCTTGAGGTAGGTCCTGACAAGCTGCCAACGCCTCCTGACTGGCTGCTTGACATGCTGGATGATCGCAAGCCGGTCGTAAAGCAGGAGCGTTCAACAGAGTCAGAAGTAAGCGAAGGGGGCCGCAATGCTTACCTGACCCGAACCGGCGGAAGCCTTCGAAGAATGGGGCTTGACCAATGCGAGATCCTCGCAGCGTTGATGGCCCGAAACGCTTCGAAATGCAATCCTCCGTTAGAAGAATCCGAAGTCCGGAAGATAGCTTGGTCAGTCATTCGGTACGAAGAAGATCAGATCGCAACGTTGATCGTTGAAGGTTGCGAGCCAGAGAAGCCAAGCGAAGATCCGGGAAAGTTTCCTTCGCGACTGCTCAACGTGCCGGGCTTCATCCACCAAGTGATGGACCTAAATTTACGGGGTGCAATCAGACCACAGCCGGAGATTGCCCTTGCCGGTGCGATCTCATTGTTGAGCACGGTCACAGGAAGAAAGGTCTGCGGTGAAACGCGACTTCGAACAAACAATTACATTATCGCCATCTGTGACACAGGCGGCGGAAAGGATCGATCATTAAAGCTTAACAAGGACCTGTTGCTGGCTGCGGGGCTTGAAAAGTACATCCCAATGGAAGATCTAGCCAGCGCTGCAGCGCTCGTCAATTCGATGACGGTGCAACCGTCGATCCTGCTGCAGATTGACGAGATTGGCAAGTTCCTTAGAACGACGAAGGACGAGAAGGCTAACCCGCACCTTGCCGAAGTGGCAACGGTCCTGATGAAGTTCTTCTCGTGTGCCAATTCGTTCTACAGTGGGAAGGGATATGCTGCGATCGACAAAAAGAAATCGATCGTAAACCCCCACCTTTGTCTGTTTGGTGTGAGCGTGCCACAGAGCGTCATGGAATCGATCTCCGTCGAGAACATGACAGACGGACTAATGAGCCGTCTTCTGATTATCGAGGCCTCAGACCACAACCCATCAGCAGTACGGTACCCGGTCTTTTCAGACCCCTGCGAAGAACTGATCGAGGAGTTGAAGTACTGGGATCAATACAATCCGGGATCGGGAAACCTGTCCGGGATGAACACGCCACAACCCAGGGTTATCTACGATGGCCCTGGCGTCAACGACATGTTTTACGAGGCTGAGGAGTGGTACCGATCGCAGAGAGAAGCGGGAGAGCCTGGAGCAGCACTTTGGACACGTGCAGCTGAGAAGGCTAGGAAGTTAGCCCTGGTCTATCAGCTGTCGGCAGACCGAGAGTCAACAGAGCTAAGTCAAGAGGCTACACGATGGGCCTTAGATGTCGTGCTGTACCTCACGAAAAGAATGATCTTTTTGTCTCGGGACTGGGTGAGCGATTCCCGGCTAGGTGCTGACAAAAATAAGATCGTTCGCCGACTCCGAGAGAAAGGTGAACAGACCGTTTCACAGTTGCTTCGGTTTATGCAACACCTTAAGTCGACTGAGTTGACGGCGTTGCTAGGAGACATGATCGCATCAGGGATCATATCAAGCGAGATGAAGAAAGTTCGCGGAAAGGACGTTTCGGTCTATAAAAATTGAGCATCGGGCTTCATGGCAGTAACGTGAAGTCCAAACATGCCAAAATGGCAAAACGACATTTTTACGGGTCGTGATTCATCTTGGCGTGAATCCCACTGAAACCCACATGAAGCCCAGTTTTGACGTAATCGAGTACAGGGAATACGTTTACGATGTGGGCTTCGTGTTTCATGTTCATCCCTAGAGAGAGAAGAAAAACCCGTCGGATTCAGCCAGCCACTAGAAGGAACTGGACTAAAAACACCGTTTTGAAGAACAGGGGTGAATATGAATGAAAGCCAAATTGGCAGTCGGGAAAGCCCTAGAGTGAAGAGTAAAGAGTAATCAAAAAAAAAAAAACAACTTAATACTCTCTCTTCTTCTCTTTGATCTAAGAGCTATGCGAATCTGAGATTCTTTAGATGGCTTATCCCCTCTGTGGGCTATCCTTACTTGGGTGTAGTAAATAATTAATTCAATGGAGGTAAACAAGGTGTGAGCAGCGAAGAGGAGAGGATAAAGCGTCTCGGAAATGTTGGACGCAGAATCAAGGCGTTCTATGTGATGCTTAAGCTAGGTAGCGCGACGATATCGAAGATCGCAAGGCACTTCCAAGGCGTCCCGATGGCCGATGTTCGAGAGGTGTTAGACGAGCTTGTGGCACAGGGGGAGTTGTCGAAAAGGCGTAAGGCTTCAGTCGGTGCCGGGCGTCCATGCTTCATCTACGAGATTGAGAAGAATTGGCCACATATTTCAGCCTGACATCGTTGCTCGTTCGAGACTTCGCTAGAACTGAGCAGCGAATAACGATCGATCACGACCCGGTACCGTTTAGCGTGCCGTCAGATGAGTGGCGGCTACTCAATGAGACTAATCTGACATGGTTGTCTAACGTGCTGTCAAACGCAACGCAGAAGCCCATAGAAGATGAGGCGTGGTTTGTTCGTGCGATCCGATTTCAAGAGTACCTTACGGATCGTCTTGCCGTTCGGTTCCAAGACACTGAAGAGTTTATCGAAAACAGTCCTTTTTAGGAGTTGAGCTATTCCAAAGCTTGAAGTCGGTCAAACGTCTAGTGATGGTACGTTGCTTGGTGTTCGTGATGCCTTCCACGTGCCGTGCATCGCTGCGGTGTCAAGCGGGTATGTAAGAGCCGGAAACTCAGTCAAGTTCATCGATGGGGGGTCCGGGATCGTAACATGCAATACATCCGAGAGACACGGAATTGTTGACCCATTTGCATCGACGATAGTTTCGCCTGGGCAAGTCTTCTGGGTGTTCGTTGATCCGAATCTTGTGAAGAGTCTGCGGCATCACTTCGAGGTTGAAGGCCTTCCAGTGGTCGAGAAAGACGAAGTTGAAGACACCAACGCATCCCGCGTGAAAGAGCTTGAAGAGAAGGTCGAAGAACTTGAAGAAGAGGTCAAGAGACTCAGTGATGATGACTCCGACGACGGATGCCGAGGCTGTTACTAGGTGGTTCAAGAGTTGGTACTTTCCCAAGAGCTGCCGATAGAACTGACCAACAAAAACGACGGTCAGGGCAGGCATTGGGTTGGATCGCACAGGGATCGTAATAAGTTCGAGAAAGTCATCCGCAACCTAGGCTTGATACGCCAGCCGTTCGAGTTCCCGGTCGAGATAGTCGTTACGAGGCTGCTTGGCCCAAGACAAAGGCTATGGGACGTTGACAGCGTCTTTCGAGGCAATTGGAAGCAGATCCAGGACAGCCTAGTAGCCTGCGGGTGGCTTAAAGATGACAGTCCGAAGTTCTTAAAGGATATCCGTCAGAAACAAGTCAAAGACGGACGAGACAAACCAGCAATCTTAATTGAGGTGTTCAAATGGCAGTGAATATCAATCCGGCGTATGACGTTCCGATGGGGTGGAAGCCTGTTTCCAATGGGTGGAAGACGACAACCGGGGAAGACCTTGTGAGCAATGAATACAAGAGGGTCTTTGACGCTGCGATGAGTCGACTAAGAGAAAACAAGTACGAGCATGATACGGTCTGGCAGTTCTGGAGGGAAATGGACCTGAAGACGATTGAAAATTGCCGATCACGGCAGGAGCAAGAAAACGTTGCGCTTCGGGAAGAAAACGAGAAGCTAAAGAAGCGGGTTGGTGAGATGGGCAATGAGGCTTCCGTGCAACGGTCCGTGTCGCATGGGCTTCAGATTAAGGTTGAGTGCCTGCTGAACGAAATCACTAACCTTAACGCAAAGCTGAAAGAAGCTGAGGAGAAGATCGAGACGCTAAAACGAAATGCGTCTCGTCTAGTGAACGCACATAACGCCATGAAGGGATACCAAGAAGTCGTCAGGGATCGAAACGAAAAGATCTTCGAGCTTGAGACAAAGCTGAAGGAAGCGAACGCGGTGGCATCCTCGCTCCGTGATAGCGTTCAACGGCTGCGGGAAGCTGCGATCGAGAAGAGTAAAGAGACCCGAGAGCTTCAGGAGAAGCTGAAACAGTTCGATGGGATTCGGTCGTTCGAGATTGAGCGGATTGATTATCATGGTCTGGTGTCGCAGTGCTCAAGTGGTGCGAATTCTGTGGAGCTGATGCCCAATGCAGATAAGACCCTTCGCCCTAATGTTGGCGACCGAATCGCGGTCATTCCCAAAGTTGAGAAGCCTAAAGAGGAGTGGGAAGTTGCACGCGATGAGGTGCTGAAATACTTCCCTGACGCGATTGTAGTCAATATGATTCGTTGATTCAAAGTGTCATCAAATCGATTTTACTCTTGCCCCGTGGTGTTTCCAATCACCATAAGTCTTTGTTAAGCTTTAATGATCGATCCTTTCCGCCACCTGTGTCACAGATGGCAATGATGTAATTGTTGGTTCGAAGTCGCGTTTCACCGCAGACCTTCCGACCCGTGACCGTGCTCAACAACGAGACAGCACCGGCAAGGGCAATCTCCGGTTGTGGTCTGATAGCTCCACGCAAGTTAAGGTCCATCACTTGATGTATGAACCCCGGCACGTTGAGCAGTCGCGAAGGAAACTTTCCAGGATCTTCGCTTGGCTTCTCTGGTTCGCAACCTTCAACGATCAGTGTTGCGATTTGGTCTTCTTCGTATCGACTGACCGACCAAGCTATTTTCCGTACTTCGGATTCTTCTAACGGAGGATTGCATTTCGAAGCGTTTCGGGCCATCAACGCTGCGAGGATCTCGTCTTCGTCAAGCCCCATCCTTCGAAGGCTTCCACCGGTTCGAGTCAAATAGGCATTGCGGCCCCCTTCGCTTACTTCCGACTCCGCTGAACGCTCCTGCTTTACTACCGGCTTGCGATCATCCAGCAGGTCAAGCAGCCAGTCAGGAGGCGTTGGCAGCTTGTCAGGACCTACCTCAAGCTCATACGTCTGGAGCCACGTGTATTGCTTCCCGTTGACGATTGACGGGTAGACCAGGACATAACCACCGTTGCCCCGCGTGTCGACCTGTGGAGCCAGCTTGTCGACCGTGTTGCGATAGTTTTTTCCGGCAGGCTGACGAAACCACGCATGGTCACCGCCGCGCGGAGTCTGAGCAACTGCACCCGCAAACAATTCGGTCAACCGTGGATCATCGGCCAGCCAAGGGTTAGGCTCTCCCGATTCCTTGTCCGTGTCCCGATCGACAACCAGCAGTCCGTCCGTGCAGATGGCTAGGTTTGCATCCGGGTTATCAGCTGCCCACAGTTCTATCTGAAGTTCGTCCGTCGTTGCGTCGAGAAGCCCATTAGGCGTCAACGGCCTCTTGTCGTTCGGTACGCAGGGGAAGACTTTGTAACCAAGCCCGGCGTAATATAGTGCCCACGTTAAAAAGTCATTCCCCAGATGGTTTCTCCTCAGTCCAGACAAGTGCTCCCGTCTTGGCTTCGTAGTGCTTCAGACCACGTTTAAGAAGTTCTTGGTTGATTGAATCCTTTCCGACGCTGTATCCGGCAAGGATTCCTAGGACGAGTGCCAAAAAAGCTAAAACAAATATGCTGACACAGCCAATAACATCTTCATTACTCATGTGCTTTCGCACCTCCTTTCAAAGTGTCCAGACACAACTTTACATTCCTCTTCTCGGATCTCTTTTCGCTTCTCGCGTCCAGGATGAACCGTTTCGCGATCTCGACGCAGTCAAGGCAGGCAGGGCAATCAACCTCGCTTGTCGTGAACGACTCGTAGGGCCTTGTTTCGTCATCGATAGAGGGAAGCCCGCAGAGAGTTGAAACCTCTGGACTCATTAGGCTTCCAGCGATATGGATCGTCCCGTCTTCAGCTGCTCGTGTCGCCATCATTGTTTGCGTCCTCCACGATTCGGAAGATGTGGAGCAGGTCCGACAATCCAAGCCACCTCTGAACCTCTCGCAACGGACTATGTCCTCCGTCATACTCTCCGGGCTTTAATGCATTCTTTCTGATCAATGCGTCCGCGTAGTTGACAGCATCCGACCGCGAGTTAAACACCATTGCGCAGTGTTCCGACGATCCGATGCCGCTTTCGGCGAACGCTGTGCAACTTGACAATTTGCTTACCAATGCGTACTTCAATCGATTTCCTTCTGTGTTAGTTTCGGTGTTCAACAACAGTTATCAAGAACCCTGCGTTATTCAAAAGACGTTCGATATGGTGCAGCTGATTCGATGACCAGGGCATGCCCTTTTGATAGACCGACTCGACAACCGCGATATCACTGCCGAACACTTCGATCTCTCCGCAGGAGACGAACAGCGTAATTCGATCTTCGTTCGTGCGAAGCACAGCATCAATTAAAGATTGCCGCATAGTAGAGATGCCCACATGTAGCCAACAAACAAGATGGTTGCGATACCGACACCAATAAGCGAGACAGTAACCCAGTCGACTTCCTCTTCCGTTTCTTCTTCGACTTCTTCCGGCTCGGAAGGCTCGTCTGGCTCGATAGCTTCGTCGATCTCTTGAAGCGTTTCAGCCAACTCTTTGTGCCACTGCCTCGCGTTATCGATTGGGATTCGACAGCAGGACGACATCGCACCACCTCCAACCGAAACAAAAACTCCGTTGAATTCTTGTGACCCCGTTTTCAGCGGATATGCCATCAGACGGACGTCAAGTGTTGACAATTTCGTAGGTGTCTCAATACTCATCAAAACGGTACCTCATCTGGGTCAAATTCTAAAAGTGATTCAACGCTCTCGGGAACACTCCCGATAACCGCGTTCTTCACTCTCCACCATCGCCCCTCTTGAAATGCCGTGATTTCCACCGTCTCGGCAATCAAGTTCTGCCTTGCGTAAACCATCGCCTCGGATGCAGTGCTCGGGACTTTCTCAGTACTGCGAAGCATCCACCACCTTTCGGCGTTTAACCTTGCCCGTCCTGCATGCTCGAAACAAACATACTCGGTGATAGCCTGATTGATACCGACCCAGTAATCGACACGGAACGTTGCAGGAGCATCTTCGTCGGCCCCCTTCTTAACGTGCCGGCTGTAGGAAATGTTCTTGACCTTAAAGGTCTCTGGCTCGGACAGGATCGATTCACTACCGGCTTGACCTTCGTGTTTAGCTGGCTCCCGAGCTTGGAACACATGACCGCAATCAGGGCAAACCGAGTAAGACGGACTGATCAAGCTTTGGCAGATGGGACAAGTCTTAACACGTTCGACAGACTCGTTCTTTCCGCCGTGCTTCGCTTTGACCTCGATAGCATCGATCGGACCATGACGCAGAACATTACCGCAGAAGTCAAGGACTAAGCAGTTTGCTTTTCCTTCAGCGATACGGAAGCCCCTGCCAACCATTTGATAATACAGACCGGGAGAAGCGGTAGGCCTCAGCAGAGCCACGCAGTCAACTCCAGGGCTATCAAACCCGGTTGTCAGAACATTGATGTTCGCAAGGTACTTAAGCTTTCCCGACTTGAAGTCTGACAGGGTCTCAGCACGGTCGACGCTTTCACCGTCAATGTATCCACACTCGGCCCCCTGTTGGATCAACCTGTCTTGGACCGCTTTGGCATGCTCTCTAGACTGACAGAATAGCAAGCAGCTTTTACGGTCCTTCGTGTGCTTCAGCACCTCACCGACAGCGTTATCAACCACCGAAAGCATGAGTTCTTCAGCCTCGTTTGACTTGAACTCTCCTGCCTGCATGTGCAGCTCAGAGAAGTCAAGCTGTAGGCCTCTCTTTGAAATCAGGTTTGACAAGAAACCTTGAGCAATCAAGGCCCGCACGCCAACGCGATAGCAGATCGTATTGAGGATGTTGTCCTTGCCGCAGATCTCTCCCGACGACATCCTGTAAGGTGTTGCAGTCAGCCCGATCGCTCGGCAGTGTGGGTACCGTTCCTGTACTCCAGCGATAAACCTTGAGTAGCTCCCTTCCCCGGATGGCTGGATCAAGTGGGCTTCGTCGATCAAGATCAAGTCACGACGTCCGAAGATGTCATGCTTGTTGACGACTGATTGAATACCAGCAACGATAACCGCGTTGCTGGTATTCCTCATTCCTAGCCCCGCTGAGTACACCCCAACATCTAAGTCAGGGCACACCCTCAAGAGTGCCGCGGCGTTTTGTTCGAGCAACTCCTTGACGTGTGCCAGAACAATGACTCGACCTCCCCACTGCTTAACCGCTTCGCTTGCGATCGTTGCGATTACTGCCGACTTGCCGCCACCCGTTGGGATTTCAACGCAGGGGTTTCCGGACTCGTTACGCAGGTATTCCCAAACAGCATCGACCGCAGATCGTTGATACCAGCGAAGAGATAGGGCAGCGGCCATCTTTTAGAATCGATCCTCTGTTTTCGAAGTTGACCAGGGAGGAGAAGAACCGCTGGAAGGAGAAGAACCCGAATGACTGTTCACGCCCATTCCGATGTACTTCTTGACAACATTCGATTCGTCCTTCACGTCAATCTGTAGCTTGCAGGGAATCAAGTGCAGCTCTGACGTATCGGATACAACCTTGCTCTTGTCGCCGAACAACGCGATTCGAACCGCAGCAAATTCAGCATTTCCAATATCCCTTGCTGTCTTGTTGGGGTTGTCGACATTCAATCTTTCGGTGTGGTTGCGTCCCTTGAATGGCCCATCGAGAATCGACCACACTAACAGGATGTAATGCCCGTCCCCCTTCGCCGTCTGCTTGTAGTCACTCGCTGTTACGTGTGCGACGTACTCCCCCTTCGGGAGTAGCATATTCGGCGATGCATCCTTGTCGTAACTTCCAATCGCTGCCAATCGGCACCATTCTTTCTACTGTGAAAAATACTTGGAGTACTCTGCAAAACCGTTCTCAATCGGCATCGGCAAACGTTCCGGAAGGCTTAGACGATTCTTCCCCGCGTGGCTTGGCATGTCCGTTGTAAATAGGCACCGCTCGCCCGCACTGCTGGCCTTGGTTGACTTTCCGAAGCCTTCCTTCTCCGTCGTCGTGTAGATCACGTTTCTGGCGAAAAAGACTTCGTCACACCATTCAATCGTGGCCTTGTTGATTTTGTCGTGCATCGACGGCACGTACTTGCCGTAACTGTCAACTCCAGGATCGTCCTGCTTTTCAACTCTTGCGTGAGCAATCAAGATAATGCCCATCTCACGCTCTTGCCTGATTCTCTCAAGACCTGCAAGGAACCCGGCATACACTTCCGCCGCTACCGTGAAGCCTTTACCGAATCCCTTTTGGACCAACTCGATTGACTTGACGTTATCGTTTTCACAGACCTCGGTGCGAATTAACTTCTCAACAATCGTTAGAGAGTCGATCCCGAGATACTTGCAATTGTGCTTCGCCGTGCGAACCTTCTTGAGGTTCTGGCACAGTTCCGCGAACGTCTTAGCAATCGGGAAAGCCATGCTCGGGACTCTGCAATTTGCGTCCTCCGTCGGTGTCTCGATCAATCCTGGAGCAGACCGCATCCAGCTAGACTTACCGACACCTGGGCCGCCGTAGATGCAGATTCGCCTAGGCCTCTTTACTTGTGACGGATCGAACAGTTCAAAAAGATCATCCGCCGCTTCATCTGCTGTGATAGGCTTTCCCCTGTGTTAGTTGTTGCGGAAGGCTTCTTGATCCTTGTGGTATTCCGTCAGTCGATTCGTGCCCGGCGGAAACTGTTTCGGGTCCGTTGGTGCAGGACAGTTACCACCTGGACCGTTGTCATCCGGGTCTTGAGACTCTCCAGGAAAGTCCTGATCGTCATCGGAAGTAGGAGCGTCATGGTATTCGATCGACGTTACGTAGATCGAATTGAGCGATCCATTCTCGTTAAACATGACACGTGTAATTCGTTCGACTCGGATAGCTATTCTCCTAATGCTGCTTTGAGTTTTGCCGCAATCGGCTTGAAGTGACTTGCCACCCAGGAAT